GCTTTGCGGGTGCTGCTTGAGACGTTCGGCGAAGACTGGGCCGGCTCCGGGTGGACGCCGGAAGACTTGGCCGGTCTCAAGGCCGACTTTCAGCCGGACGGCGGCGCCCCTCCTCCGCTTGACCAGCTGACGCCCCGGCTGTGCCAGCGCTGCGGTTATGACGTGGCGAACGATCCGGAACGGCTCGGCACGTGAGCGCTGATGAGACGGTCGCTGCTGTCCGCGGTGCACTGTCCGATGATCTGCGCCGGCCGAAGTACCGGGGTGAGCCGAACCGGTACAAGGGGCACTGTTACGTCGCGTCCGAGGCGATCTTTCACCTGCTCGGCGGCAAGCCAGCCGGTTATCAGCCGATGCGTGTGCGGCACGAGGATGACTCGCATTGGTTCTTGACCGGCCCCGATGGGGCGGTGATCGACGCGACGGCTGAACAGTTCTCGACCCCGGTCCCGTACGGGTCGGCTCGGCGCGCTGCGTTCTTGACACAGCGGCCGTCTGCGCGTGCTGTGACGCTGATGTCTCGCGCCCGGTCTACTGTTGAGCCGGCGAGCAGCGCCGTATCGCGTTCCCCGGCGCTGCTCGTCGCGCCATGCTCGTTCAAAGCAGCCGACACGGCTGTCAAACGCTGGCACTATTCTCGGTCGATGCCGACCCCGCCGCGTGTGCTGTTCGGCGTGTGGGAGCACGGCCGGTTCGCGGGTGTGATCATATTCAGCCGGGGCGGGTCGCCGAATCTCGGCAAGCCGTACGGGCTCAAGCTGACCGAACTGTGCGAGTTGACGCGGATCGCGATGCGTGAACATACGGTGCCGGTGTCTCAGTGTGTCGCCGTCGCGCTCAAGCTGCTCAAGCAGCAGTCGCCGGGGCTTCGGCTGTGCGTGTCGTTCGCCGACCCCGATCATGACCATCACGGCGGGATCTATCAGGCCGGCAACTGGCTGTATCTCGGTTTGACGAACGGCGAGACTCAGTATGTCGTGAACGGGCGCCAGTATCACAGCCGGTCGCTGGCGAGCACGCAGTACGGCACCGGCCGGCGCACTAAGCGCGCGATGTCGTATCTGCGTGAGCACTTCGACCCGGATGCGCGCACGGTGAAGCTGCCGGGGAAACACCGGTATGCGATGCCGTTCGACCGTGCGATGCGCCGACAGTTGCGTGACCGGGTACAGCCGTATCCGGCCCGCGCCGACGAGGGCTCAACGGGAGCTTCGGCCTCTCCGGGGCCGAGGGGCGGGTTCGATCCCCGCAGTCGGCTCGACGATCAGCCGGTGGTGAGCGATGCCGGCGAGTGAACGTCAGCAGCGCGAAGTCGCTGAACGCCGCGAGCGTGTGCTGAGCAAACGTGCGTCCGGTTTGACGTACGCGCAGATCGCTGACAGCGAGCCGACGCTCTCAACGGCCTCAGCTGCGGTGCAAGATGCGAAACGTGCTCTCGTCGCGCGTGCTCGTGAGCGTACGGTCGAAGGTGATCCGGTCGCGCTTGAGCTTGAACGGCTTGAAGCGCTTGAACGCGCAGCGCAGACGATCATGCGGCAAGCGCTGACGGGTGGCGCGAACCCGCAGCTTGCTTTGAAGGCGATCGACCGGCTCACGTCGATCTCGCAGAAGCGTTCGGCGCTGCTCGGTTTGACCGGACGGGGATTCGCCGGGCAGCAGCAGGGAGCGTCACGGACTAGTGAACTCGACGAGGTCGCGCAGCAGCGGCGGAAGCGGCGCGCTGCGCAGGGTTGGTGAACAGCGGCCCCGGTTGCGCTCAGTACCGCCGTACATCGCGACGGCCGGGACCGAGGTCATAGACCTCGCTGAGCGCGCCGGGCTCGTCCTCGACGACTGGGAACGCTGGGTGCTGACCGAAGCGCTCGGCGAACGCGCTGACGGCAAGTGGGCAGCGTGGGAAGTCGCGCTGATCGTGTCACGGCAGAACGGTAAGAACGTGATCATCGAAGCTCGCGAGTTGGCGGGTTTGTTTTTGTTCGGTGAGCGGCTGATCACGCACACGTCGCACCGGTTCGACACGTCGCTTGAGTCGTTCCGTCGTCTGCTCGCGCTGATCGAAGCGAACCCGGATTACGACTCGCAGATCATGAGGGTGAGCCGGTCGCACGGCGAGGAAGGCATCGAGCTCAAGCGCACACGTGAACGGCCGTGGGATGCGCGGATCTTGTACCGGACACGCAGCGAGTCGAGCGGGCGCGGGTTTTCCGGAGACCTGCTCGTCTTCGACGAAGCGAACATCCTCGACTCGGGGTCAGTCGGCGGGTCGCTGCCGACACTGTCGGCGCGTCAGCATGTGACCGATGGCGGGCCGCAAGTCTGGTACACGGCGTCGGCTGGTCTCGGCGCGAAGTCAACACAACTGGCGCTCGTCCGGCGCAGGGGCAAAGCAGCGCACGAGTCCGGCGTGCCTGACCCTGATCTGTTCTTCGCCGAATGGTCGATCGAACCGTGTGACGAGTACTGCCCGCCCGGCTGCCGCGAACACGACGACCCTGCCGCGGTTGAGTCGCTGTACAAGTCGAACCCTGGTCTCGGGCTGATTCACAGCAACGGAACCGGTCTCACGCTTGAGTCTGTCGAACGCGAACGCGGCGGCATGGACGAGACACGGTTCTTGATCGAACGTCTCGGCGTCGGCATCTATCCGGCGCCTAAAGACGGGTGGGCGGTCATCCCGCGCCGCTGGTGGGAGGCGACCGAGTTGCGTGACGCACCCCGCCCGGCTGGCGTCGTGTTCGGTGTAGACACCACACCGGGGCGTGAGATGTCGGCGATTGCTGTCGCTGGCAGCATCAGCAGCGACGGCAACGGATACGTCGAACTGACAGCCGACCGGCGCGGCCAAGTTGACCACCGGCCCGGTACGTCGTGGGTCGTTCGGCGTGCGCAGCAGCTTGACGCCGAGTACGGGCCGGCGCTTTGGGTGATCGACCCGCGCGCTGCTGCGGGGTCGCTGATCGACGACTTCGAACGGTCCGATCTCAAGATCTTGAAGCCGACTGCGACGGAGATGGGTCACGCGTTCGGCGAGTTCTATGACGCCGTCCGTGACGACCGGCTTCGGCACGCACCGGATAAAGAGGTCCGGTCGGCGCTCGCTGGCGCAGCGACACGCAAACTGAGCGACGGGCAAGCGTGGGACCGGCAGAACGTCGCCGTCGATATTTGCCCGCTGGTCGCGTACACGCTCGCGTGGTGGGGCTGGCGGCAGCAGGGCGGCAACGACTATGACGCCGGCGATAGTGTGCACTTCGATCTGACCGAGATCATCCGGTTGTGCCGTTTGGGCGCGTACGGGCCGGCTGATCTGCAACGGCTGTACGACTCGGGGCTGATCAACGCCGATGGTTTGACGGCGCTCGCGGCTGCGGGCATCGCTGTGCCCGGTGTGAGGGAGGACGCATGACCGTGCTCGACGAGGCGACTCGTGACGATCTTCCGAAAGTCGAGCTCAGCCGTTCGCGCCGTCTGCTGCTGACTGTCGTCGGCAAGTCGGCGCGCGTGTATGTGAAGGTGCGTGACGCGAAGCTGACGTTGTCGGTTCCGGCTGTCGCCGGCGCTGGGCTGGTCTCGGCTGGCGTCGCGCTCCGGTTCGGCGTGTGGGCCGGTCTGATCGTCGCCGGCGTGTTCTGCCTCCGTCTCGACGCGCGGATCAGGTAAGCGATGGGTCTCTTGTTCGGCGGCAACGGCAAGCCGGCCGCGAAGACGATCGACCGGATCATCGGCGACGGCTCTCAAGTCGATATGGCGTCGCTGCGCGCGTTCTTCGGCATCTCGTCGTGGACAGACATGATCCCGCGCCGGCCCGGCACGAACCCGAACGCGCTGCCAGTCGTCACACCCGATCAGGCGATGCGCAATTCGGCTGTGTGGGCGTGTCTGCGTCTGCGCGGCGATCTGCTGTCGACGCTGCCGTTGAGCGTGTACCGGTCGGCGAAGTTCGACGGCCAGACGATCGACGTTCCGGTGCCGTTGCCCCCGGTGCTGCTGTACCCGGGCGGCGAGCAAGTCGGCGCGTGCGAATGGTTGTACTCGACGCAGAACGACCTCGACCGGGTCGGCAACACGGTCGGCATCATCCGTGAACGCAACGGGCTCGGTCTGCCGAACGTCATCGAATTGCAGGCGACGCAGAACGTGTCGATCACAACGAAGGGCAGCCGGATCACGTCGTACAAGATCGGCGGCGAGACGTGGCTGCCGGATGACATCTGGCACGAGAAACAGTTCACTGTCAGCGGCTTGCCGGTTGGTTTGTCGCCGGTCGCGTACGCTGCTTTGACGCTCGGCCGGTGGGCGTCGATCGAGGAGTTCGCGACATCATGGTTCGGCGGTGGCGCTGTGCCGCGCGCCCGGTTGCAGAACACGGCAAAGAAGATCAACGGCCCCGAAGCGACGATCGTCAAAGAAGCGTGGCGCGCTGCGATCGCAGTCGGTGAGCCGTTCGTCTATGGCAACGATTGGACGTATGACCTGATCCAGGCTGACCAGGCGTCCGGCGACTGGCTCGCTGCGCAGAACGCCGGCGTCGTCGATGTCGCACGGTTCTTCGGCTGCCCAGCTGATCTGATCGACGCCGAAGTGAAGGGTTCGACGATC